CCGGTCAACACAACATCGTCGCCCATGCGCACTTCGCAGGCATCGCCGTCATTTATGGGCAAAGCTTCTTGCCCCTCCCAGGAATAAAAATAGCCCAGGTCAAAGTTGCCGCTTATGGTTTCAATGCTGGAATTTATCAGCATGTCTTTCCAGCCGCCGTACAGCTTGCCGTTTACCTGAAGATAAAGGGTATCCTGCTCACGCATGCAGCTTTACCTCCATAGTTTGGCCGCCCGGCACAAAGCCCGGATGGTGGACGCCGTTACGCGCTGCCAGTTCCGTGGCCCGGCCAGCGTCCCGGCCCAGGTCATGGTAAAGCTCATAGGCCACGACCAGAGCGGGCCGGGTGACTTTGGGCGTGTAGCTGCCGATAAGCCCCAGCTCCGGCCCGCGTTTGGTGATGTCCGCAACCACGGCAACCCGCAAAGCTTCCAGCCGCTTGTACAGCATGTCCGGGGACATCTCCCCTACCGGGGGGCGCCGCCCCCCGGTCCCCCCAAGCCCGCTCCGGGCAAAGCCCGGCAGCGTCCTTTCCGCCAGGGCGTCTATCTGCTCTGTCAGGGCATCCCGCACGGCCACGGCATCAATCCGGCTTTCCAGGGGCATGTAGGGGGTCATGCGGGCAGAGTCTATGACGGCGGTGCGTTCAACCAGGGTTTGCAAGGCTTCCTGGTTGCCCGCCTGTACCCTGCGGTTTTCCGTATAGGTGGGCACGCCGGGCCAGCTTTGTCCAGTGGTGCGGAAGCTTTGCTGGGTTTTGTAGGCGTCTTTTTCGTTGCCGGATAACAGGGAAAGCATGCGGCCAAGCCCGGAGATCTGTCTGCCCAGGGCCAGGCCGTCACTTAAAAGCCCGCTCGCAGAGGCCGCGCCTCCGGTCAGGCTGTTTGCCTGCCGCATAAAAAAGGCCATCGGGTTGTCCAGGGCTTCACGGGCCACGCCCAACAGCCGCGCCGTGCCGCTGACAAACTTGCCGGTGTCTCCCAGTATGCCCGGCAGCGGCCCGGCAAGGCCGGTCAAGGTGCCCGCCACGCTCTGCACAATGCCCGTGGCCGCGTCATAAACAAAGCTGGGCACGCCCGCCAGATTCCAGTTTTGCGCAAAGTCTTGCAGCGCTGCATTCTGTGCCGCGTCCGCCGCGTCGTTTACCTTGGCGGCGTTGTTGTCCACTTCAACGGGTGCCGCCGGTTCGTTAGCCTCAATAAACGACAAGACAAAGCGGGCAACGCCGTTTTCCTTGTCGCTGTGCGTTACCCGGCAACTGGTGCATTGCACCTTCTTGGTGCCGTAGTATGGATGTACAAGATCGCCCAGGCCGCCAGCGGTGCAGGCGGCGATCAGTTTGTCCCTGGCCGCCGCATACCCGCCGGGGCTAAATTCCGTGACATAGCCGTGCAGATTATAAACAGGATCGTCTTTGCCCAGGTCTTCAAAGGTGCCCTTGTCCCGCTGGGGGTATTGATGGTGTGCGCCACGCCGGGCAAACTCATCATCCGTGTTGTCTACAAAGAAGGGAACGCCCCTGAAAGATACGCCAAGCTGCCAGCGCTTCATCACTACACCCCCGCCATCATGTAGCCACAATCAATGCGGGTTTTATTGGCTTGGCTCCTGGGCGCGGAAACACTGATCCCCGGCGGCAAATTCTCGCCGGTGATGATAACTTCAGTTGTCACCTTTTGCTCAGGCAAGCGTCCAGGGGCGGCGGCAGCGCCACCGGCCATGACGGCAGCCGCTCCGGTGGGCGGGCCGGAAGGAACACTGCCCCCGCCACCGGGCATGGGCTGGTCAACTTTTATGCCCAGCCTGCCCTTGACGCTGTCAGGCAGCCAGCCTGTCAAACTGTCCCATGCCTCGGAGAACCATTTAACGACATTACTCCAGGCCGCCTTCAGCCCGCCCAACAGGCTGTCAACAACTTGCAGCCCGGCATCAGCCAGGCTGAAACCGAGCAGCGTGTTTTTCAGGGCGTCCAGGCCCTCGGTAAACACTCCGGCAACCTTCTCCCACAAGCCGTCAAAGAAAGCCGGTATAGGCTCCCATATTTCACCCAGCCATTCGGTAATCTTTGACCAGTTTTTGTAAATCAGATAGACGGCGCGGGCCACGCTGGCTATGCCCACGATAACCCAGCCCACCGGCGTTGCCATCAGGGCAGCCCCCAGGGCAATGACGGCCTTTGTGGCAGCTACCAGCGCCAGCACCAGCGGCCCGGCCATCATGGCGGCAATGACTTTGAACATGTTGCCCCAGCCGCCGAAAAACTTTTTCACCCTTTCAAGGCCGGGCAGAAAGTCCGCCCTGAACCACGCAACCAGGGCCTTGCCGCTTTCCCACAGGCTTTTTATGGCCTCGGTAAATTTTTGCGCCCACTCTTCAGCCAAGGCTTGCAGGCCGCCGTTGGCTTCCAGTTCTTCAAGGGTTTCCAGTACGTTCGCAAACTTTTCCTTCAACAGGGCAAAGGGGCCGCTATCCATAATCAATGAGCGGAAACGGTGCCACTTGGAAAGCGCCCGCTGCACCATGCCTTGCCAGCTTTGCCCGAAACGCTCAGCGCCGCCTTGCATGCCTTTGACATCAACCGCTTTGTTCATAAGCAGTTGCAGAGCGCGGGCGTCTTTGGCCGCGTCGCCTGTCTGCCTGACAGCCATGCGGCGCAGCTTGCCTTCAGCGTCGGTAAACTCGGCGACAATGTGATCGCCTATCTTTCTGACATTACCGCCCAGCAGTTCGTCCAGTCCGCCGATGTTGCCGTCCCTCAGCCCGGCCATAATCCCGGCAACGTCAGTGAGGCTTCTGCCGGTATGGCCTGCAATGTCGGCCAGCTTCTTCAGATCTTCTTCACTGGTGCCAAGCCCGGCCCGGCGCAGGGTCATGTAGGCGTTGGCCGCTTCCTCGGCATTCCAGCCGCGCAAGGACGCCTGCACACCAGCCAAGGCAGCCTTGGCCCCGTCGGCACTGCCGGTGACGTTCACCATGCTCCGCGTCAAAGCCTCATTTTGCGCGGCAACACTTACAAACAGGGACTTGAACCCGCCAACCGCGCCCCCCAGCATCCCGCCGCCCAGCAAACCGAGCTTGCCGACAAGCGCGGCAGCGGCGCGGAAGGCTTTGCGCAGGGGGGTGTACAGGCCGCCTATGCTTTTTGCCAGCCGGGTAATGCCTGTGGTGTTGCCAAGTTTCTTGAAGCGCTCTTGCAGTCTTCTGACCGGCGCAAGCATGGCAGCCATGCGGGCCTGTATCTTTTTGACAGGCCCGGCAACCGCGTCAACGGCTTTGATCTGTATGCTTGCGCTGTATTCCATGACTGCCTAGCTCTTTGGCTTTTCTCGCTGTAGCCGCCGTCCCGCCCGGTCTACCCACCAGCGCAGGCTGTCCGCGTCCATATCCAGTATTTCACTGGGGGCCACATGGAAGGGATAGCCCGCCAGCAGCTCTACCGTTGCTTCGTAGTCTTGCGGGAAGCTGGAAATAAGTTTCCCAGTATTTCAGAAGCCGCGTCCATGTCTTCCATAACCAGCTCATCAATTACGCTGGGGGGGTGTCCTGTGAGCTGGCTGATAATTTCCACCGCGTCATCCATACCGGGATTGTCCATGCGCATTCTTTTGAAGTGCTTCACTCGGGGCCTTTTAAATAGCAGCTCGTAAATAGTTTCAGAGCCGTGCTCAATTGGCGCTTGCAGTTTGAGCACAATGGGATACGTGACCTTTTGCATATCTAGCGGATCTCCTCGGCGCTCAGGCCTTCAAAGCGTGCGGACACTTCCCCTTCCTTGGGGTTGACATCTCCCTCTCCGACATAGGCCGCCTGCCGCAAAACAATGACCTTGCCTATTTGCAGCTCAAGCGTGATTGTCGCATCCACTGTGTCCAGGAAGGCGGCAAGGTCCAGCTCTTTGGCGTCGGTTATGGCCCCTTCGATGTGGGGCACCTGGGCCTCCGTAGAAAAGCCATGCACCCCGTCCGCGCCGGTGATGGCCGTTTTCTTGGGCCTGCCCAGGTTGTAGGTAAAATCGCCCTTGGCGTCGTACCGCTGGCCGTTTTTCAACAAGTACAGCATACCGCCGCGCAAGGTGCTGTTTTCAGGTAACATTGCAGACATTGCAGCCTCCTACAGCCTGAAGCCCATTTGAATTGCCAGGATGCGCAACTGGTTGACCAAATCGGGCGGGAGGTAAATGTCCAGCCTGCATTCGTCTTTCATGTTACGCTCCACAATCAGATCCCGCTTGAACTGGGCCATGTCTTCAACAAGGCCCATTTCTTCCATCATGGCGAACCACGCCACACACTCGGCCTTGGCGATCTTGGGCGTGATAATGGCCTGGCCCTGGCCGTACCTGGTGCCGTCTTTTGCCAGCTTGTGCCGGGGGTACTTGCGGCCAAAGTAGGCGCGGATATCAAAGCGCAGGTATTCCAGGGTAAAGATCGTTTCCACGTCCAGGTAAGCGCGGTCAGGAGCGCCCAGGGCGTTTTCCTTGTAGGTTGTCACCATGCGCTCAATACGCATGGAACCGTCCGCGTCTTCATAGTCGGTAGCTATGCCGTCCCATAAAAGCAGGTTGCGCTCTTCACGGATCCAGGGACCGCCGGTACTGTTCAGCACAAGGTGCGGGCTGTTGTGTCTGTCCCCCATTTCCCCGGCCTTGCTGTGGGTGCTGTAGAACTGGGCAACAGCCACGCCGCCTTTCATCTTCATTGGTCCCCAGCGGCGGGCAAGCTCTTCCTTGATGGCCGTGAGGTTTGCCGCGTCGGTATAGGGCAGCGTGAAGAGGTGGTAGTGTTTATCGTCCAGCACAGTAAACACGTCCTGGACTTCCGGGTTGCCGCTGCCGCCGGAAAGCTTCATGCCCTGGCCTTCCCTGGGGGGCAGATAGCCGACAAGGGGCAGAGTTTGCAGCGGGCGGGCCGGGTCTATGGCCGCATAACGGGCGGTGACGGCGGCACGTATGGCCGCCGCTTCACAGGGCAGCGTGGGGCTGCCGTCCACCATGCCCGCGTCCAGACCGTGGTCAGCTCCGGTAAAGGCAATGCGCAGGCCCGCCGGTGTTTCTTCGCCTATCTGGTAATTCAGGCGTATATCAATCTCGTTGCCCCAGGCCCCGGCGTGCTTGGCGGTAAATGTCACCACACCCACATTGGCGCTGGCCGTTACCGGCAAATTACCGTTGGCGGCAACCGTTGCGACAACGGCAATAGCCATAGCCGCGGCATCCATGCTGGTGTTGATGCCAACGCGCACGCGCTCACCAGCAATATACAGGCACAACGTGCCGCCGGTGCCGGTGCTGCCGGTAAAGGTCATGCTGCCGCTGGCCTTCTGCCCGGCGGAATCATCGTCCAGGGCAACCACAACCAGTTCCGTTGTGGCGTTGTTCCTGAAGTGCGACGCCAGCATCCGAGCGCCCTGGCTCCCTCTGCCAAACGCCAGCTCACCTTGCTTGGCGCTGGTGATCCTGGTGGGGGTCAGAGCGGGCAGGGTGCCGGTGGAAAGCCGTTGCGCCATAAGCAAAATGCGGTACTGCATCGTGCTGGGGCCTTGTTGCGCCTTGCTTTCATCAAACTCCACAAAGCAGAAAGGCGTGCGCAGGTCAGTGCCTATCTCGTTAAAGCTGACAGCCATTGGTTATTCCTCCTGGATCGCTTCAGGCTCGGCAACGGGCGCTTGCTGCTCCGTCGTCGTGGCCGCATCTGCCACTTTTTTCTTGCTGTTCTTCTTCGTGGTCTTTGTAGTCGCCGATGCTGCCACCAGTTCCACTTCCTTTGCCTTCAGGCGGCGACGCCAGAAAGGCTTGTCCTCAACCATCTTGCCTTCGGCGGGCAACGCTTCCGGCACCGGCACGGCGTCCGGGTCAAGTACGCGGGCTCCGTTGACGGGCCGCACATGAATCATTTTAGCCATCGTTATTTCCTCCAAGCGCAAAAGGCGCTTTTACTTCGGCAGCGGGCGCGGTCACGTCCGCCGGGGTAAGGGACGCTAAAAGATAGGGAGCACTGGAGCAGGCCGTGGGATCTGAAATACCGGGCTCAATCTCTTCCAGGTGTTCTGTGGTCAGACTGAACGTGGCCCCGTGGCACAAAACCCCTGCAAACATGACCGGGCCGCTTTCTTCCAGTTGCAGGCCCGCGCCGTCATTCGTCACCGTGTGACCCAGGGCGTTATCTTCAGCGTCAAGCAGTACCGGCCTTGTCCTCACCGCGGCCGCCATATCGTCCAGTAGCCGGTCAAAGGCCAGCTCGCTTGCTTCCGCATCCACCAGGGAAGCAAAACCCCGTATGAGCCAGCGGGTACGCACCTTGTTGCGCGTGCTGCTGTGGGGCAACTCCCGGTATGATTGCCGCCGGACATAAAAACCTCGTATGTCTTGCCCTTGCAGATACAGAGCTTGAAAATCCTTCGGGCTTTTTGAAAACCGCTCATAATTGTGCACCGCGCCCATGCCGGGCACGGATTGCAGCAAGGCCACCAGGGCAGCGCGGATACGTTCATGGCCGGTCATTGCGTACATCCTTGGGCCAGGGTTCTTTCTACCGCGCCGTCAAAGGCGGCCTGTATGCGGTCTTTACTGGTTTCCCGGGCGCGTTTGAAAACGTGCTGGCCTTCCGTGCCTTGGGCCGCAATCTTGCGGGCAATGCAAAAAGCTATGGACCGCGCCGCGCCGGGGTCAGTTTCGCCCAGTTTGGCCCGTACCCAGTCGGCAATAGGCTGCACCGGCGGAAAGTGGGGGCGCGTGCCAAGTTCTACAGGCTCTGCATAAGGGCAACTGGTGCCGAGCCCCCCGATCAGGGTATCGCCGTCCATGTACGGAACCAGCGCCGCAATGCTGCCACGGTAGCCAGCGGCCCCAAAGACGCCCACCGGGGCTATCATCTTCGCTTCACGTTCCAGCAACAGGCCCGTTTCAAGCATGGCCGCCATGACATTTGCGCCGTACAGTTCGGGAAAGCGGGCCAGGGCTTCAAGGGCACTGCCCTGGGGCGGTTCTATCTTCAGACTGATCACGAGCGCCTCCGGCTACGGGGGCCAAGGTGCAGTAAACGCCTGTGCCCCACCTTCACCACGGTTCCGCTGGCCACGGTGCGCTTGGGGTCAATGCCCAAATGATTCCAGTAGGCTTGCCGCTGGCGCTCGGCCAGGGCCTTGTAGTTTGGCATCTTGGCCGCATGGTCCACACTGTCGCTGTTGATAGTGCTTTGCATGTCTCCGGCGTGTTTACCGCTCAAAGAATCGTACAGAAGCGCGGCTGCCCAGTGGGCAACGGCTTCACGGTCTTTGGCCGGTATGCTGTCCTGGGTATCGTCCAGCACGTGGGGCAGAGTAAAATGCAGGCGCAATACCTGCCCGTTGGCATGAGGCCGCACCAATAAAATTACGTCCTGGCCGGGTATGCGGTGGGGCATCCACTCATCACCGGGCAACATAGCGGGCGGTACCTTGCCGGGCAGTTCAACGCCGATCACGCGGGAAAAGTCAGGCACCCAGCCTTCCGGCAAGGGCACCGTGAAGCCGTCGTGGGTCACCACGTCGGCAGCTTCAGGCCGGGGCCTGTCCGTGCTGTACCGGATAACGGCCAGAGCCAGGGCGTTTTCCCTGTCGTCTGCGGTAAGGCGGCTCCCTTCATCCGGGGCCATGCCGTCTATGAGTTTGATCCAGTCAGCCTTTTGCATATCCTTTGCCCTGTGTGGCGCGGGGCACAGTGGCCCCGCGCCGTCCTTCAGTCCTTGCGGCCTGTCTTTTTGAGGGGTTGCCTACGCCACCACGGCTTTATAGAGGCCCCGGTAGTCGGTAATCGTGCCACCGTAAATGTGGCGGATTTTGTAAGTGATGGTGTCATTATTGAAGAGGCTGCCCACGGTGGGGTTATCCTGCACGAACAGCTCAGGCTCTTCCTGGCCGTCAAGGAAGCCAAGCTCAAAGCAAGGCAGCTCGTTCGAGGCGGCGGACACCACCCAGCTTTTAGGGTCGGTCCAGTACCACACGGAAACAACCGTGGGATGCTGGCTCTGCACAAAGGTTTCGTCCAGGTTCGTATCCCGGCGGAACAGATCAAAGGCCAGCCGCTCCAGGTGGGCCGGTATCCACAGCACCTTGGGCGGAATACCCAGGGGCTCGTTGCTGTCACGCTCTTTCATTTGCAGCATGGCCAGACGGGCGGCGGCAAAGGAGTCATCATTCAGCGCAACCGTGCCCATGTTGCCCCTGGCGAGGCTAAACAGGGGATTGTTGTCGTAAATGACGGGATTGGTGCGCAGGAAGTCCATGCAGAAACGGCCCAGGGTGCGCTTGGCGGCTATGTTCAGCTTGCCGGGGATGCGCTGGATCGCGCCCACGTCATCGTTTTTGATCATTTCCAGGGTCACGTTTTCCGTGCCGCCGCGCTTTTCAACGGCGTATCTGGAGCCTTCATCCGTGGGGGACACGAGCGGTCCGTAGTTCTGGCTCTCGGCAACCTTGGGCAAATCGCCATAGCCGCCATAGCGGGTGCGGTGCTGTTCCCTGAAGTCACCAACGGGCACAATGTGGGCAAGGTACTTGTAGATGTCGTACTGGGTCTGAAAGGCATACTCGGCCAAAAGCTGGCGGTGTATGGCATCGCCCAGCACAAGCTCAAAGCTCTGGCTGTCCAGGGCTTCACGGAAGCGCCCCTGGTTGCAGTTGGCAATCTTGCCGGTAACGCGGGTGTCGCCGGTCATGTGAATGTAGCATTCACGGAAAGACCGGACTTGCCCGTGGTCTTTGTGCCTGGGGTTAAAGAAGGCGTCCAGCATGGCACGGGTGCCCTGGCCGGAGCTGCGGATAACGTCCACACCGCCCAGGCCGGACACCTGCCCGCCGCCAAGGCTGGAAAGATAGTCCGCCTCGCCTCTTATGGCCCGGTCCACCTCAGATTCCGTGAAAGAAGCCCGGTTGCCGAACTGCTCGCGCAGCCGGACCTTGGCCAGCTCAGGCAAAGCGGAGCGGCCTATGGCGTCACGCATGTACGCCCTGGTTTCAACCATGCGCAGGGCCTCGGTAAAGTCCGCGTTGTCACTGGCCGGAGCCGCAAAGGCTTTTTGGGAAAGCGCGTCCAGCTCTTCGTCAGTGAGGGCGTCCACATCAACGCCTTCCAGTAAATGGGGGGCCACTTTTTTGATGGCCGCAATCAGTTTTTCACGCCACACGCTATCACCCTCGTTGTTTGTGTCTTCAGATTCCTTGAAACGGACAATGCCGCCGCCAGCGCCGGGGCGCACAATCAGGTCCACGCTGTCAATGGCGGTGATCTTTGTCGCCCGGCGCACGCTCCGCCCGCCTATCTTGCCGGGGGCGACAGCGCCGCCGGCGTCTATGCTGAAGCCGAACAGATCCGCCATGTTATTGTCCCAGGCTTCCCGCAGCTTGACGGCCACAGCCCCTTCCGGCTCCATAAGCTCAAAGGTGCCGTACAGCGCCCCGCTGTCAGGCTGGCGGCCCTCCTTGAAAGACACGCCGCAAATCCGGCCAATAAGATTGCGGATGTCCGTGCCGCGCCCGGCAAGGTGATCCTCGTCGGATTTCACAAATACCCGCACCCCTTCAGCCAGGGGGGCGGCTTCACGCAAAACGGCGTCGGGGTAATAGTTGCCGTTGTAAGACAGGCCAGCCCGGACAATACGAACCTCAAAGGCCCTTGCGCCGCGTCCCTGTTTTGCGGCCTCGGTAAAGGTCGCGTCTCCCCCCGGAGTCTTGGAGGGCGGGTCACCCTGCTCCTGATCGCAGTCCACCGGCTCGTAGGCGTTCACCACCTCTTCCGGCTCGCCAAAAGTTACGTCCGTGCCGTCCACCGTGTACGGGTAGCTGAGCAGCCTGCCGTCACGCTCAACCACAAGGCGATCAGGGAAGAGCGCCTGCACCCAGGGCCACACGTCATCTTGCCCTTCCAGGGCGAACAGACGGCGCAAAGCGCCTTCCAGCAGGTTTTTCAGGGCTACCATGTCTTCCGATGCCTCGGCCTCACGCAGCCGCGCCCGCCCCACAATACCCAGGGCAGGAATCAATTTTTTCAGTCTTTCCAGCCAACTCATTGCGGCACCTCGTCAAGTTCGATTTTCAAGCCGTCAGTTGTGACCACGGTTACACCGTCAGGCTGGATCAAAATGGACGCCAGATCCGCGCTTACAGGGGCCACCTTCTCACCATCCTTGCGAATGAACACGCCCCGCGCCGTCAATTCGTCCGCCACGGCCTGCCGGAAAAACTCCAGGGCCGTCAGCTCCGGCGAATCCCAAGAGGCCCCTTGCAGGTCGCCCCACTCACTGCCATGGGCGCTGCTTTGCGGCGTATTGTCCTGGGCGTTGCCCTGGGTGCTATCAGCCGTTTGAGCAGCCGCCGTCTCTTCCTTTGCCGCTTTCGCCTGCCTCCCAGGCTTTGCGCTTCCCGTTACAGTCATGTTGATCTCCTTATCTTTGCTGTCGTCATCCGTAAGGCGAACTTCGTCCCGCCTAACGGCTGCCGCACCCGGCTGGGCCTTGCGTTTTTTCTGTCGTTAGGGCACATATAGCTTGTCGCTGTAGCCTGTGGCATATGGAAGCTCTTCCATATGTACTTTCTTTTTCTTCGCTGACCGCAAGCGTCACCCCGCCCCACATTTCCAACGCCCTCAGTAAACACCCGGTAAACGGGGTAGAATCGTTTTTTAATCGCCCCCGCACCCTTCGCCTTGCCCTGAACGTAAAGAGAGCCAGTAAACGCCTTTGCGGGCTTTTTATTTTTTTCACTGTGTCGCAACCTCCCATGAAGCCATCCAGGGCAGACTTTCACACCCGCAGTTGATGGTGTTTTCCAGTGAGCCGTTAGGGTCACGCGGGTACATCAACTCTTCCCCGTCTACATCAAAAGGTTTGTCCACTTCCCGGATCTGGCCGTGTGCGGCCACGTGGGTGGGGCGCTTATGCAGCTTTCCGCTCATCTGCCACTGTTTCTTCAGGGTGGGCAGGTATTGCCGGGTTTCCACCATGCGCTCCTGGGTGGCCACGGAATAGGCCCGGCCAATTTCCGTGCGCATGACGGTAAGCGCCCGCCCCCTGTCGCCCTGGAGCAAAACGCTTATGCTGTTCATGGCGGCTGTGGGGTCTTGCGCCCCGGCCATGACCAGCCCAAGCTGGTCATTGATTTTTCTGACGGCGCGGGCGGCTATGTTTTCCATGCGCCCGGTCATAAAGGTGCGCATGGCGGACAGTTGCCCGGTATTTATGACAGGGGCCAGCAGTTCAACCTTGAAGCCAGCCGCGCCAAGGGGCGAGTCAAGGGAAGCCCGGCCAAAGGCAAAAGCCCGGTTCTGGTGCAGCCCGGCAGCTTTTTTAAGCTCCAGGGCGGTTTCTTCCATTGCCCTTTCAATGGCTCGTTGTAGCGCGGACTTTTGGTAGCCCTGCCAGTCCGTGGGGGCATTTTTCAGAATGCCTTGCACCTTGGCGTCAGCCTTTTTCAAAATACGCATGACATCACCGGCCCCGGCCCGGCGCTCGGCATTCCAGGCGGCAAGCTGGCGGGTCTGTTCCCGCAAAAAGGCGGCATGGCGCTGCTGGGGGGTCACTGGACTCACTCGCCTCTCAGTTTCTTCCAACAGGCCGGGCAGCGGTAATCATGCGTCGGCCTTTTGCAGGTTGCGCAGCGCCGTTTTGGCTTCTGCACTTCACTCTGCTTTCCCCCCTCTGGGTGCGTCTCAGGCTTGCTTGGCTTTACCGGCTCCGGGGGTGGAGCCGGGGGAAAAGCCAAGGCCAGCAACGCGACCTTTGACATTTTCACCTTCTGGCCGGGACGGCAGAGGTAAAATCCACCCCCGCCATTTGCGCGAACCGGAGTGAGCAGGCAGCCCCGTATGTTGCGGACCTGCCCTTTTTCGTTGATCTGATAATCCGGCCAGCCGGGAATAGTGTGCCAGCTCATACCGTAACCCCCACAGCGCCCAGTATCTTTTCCGCTTTGTCACGGGGCATGTTGAAGGCAAGTTCCAGAATCACCACGGCGGCGTCACGGCGAATTTTGCCCCCCGCCACCCGGTCCACCACGTCAAGCATGGCCGTTACCTGGGCGCTGTTAAGACCAGGCTCCGGCACCGCCGCGCCCATCGGCGGCGACGCCAGCCGGATCAGCGTCCAGGTTCAGCCGGTAATCTTCCGGGCTGAAACCGGAAGCCCTCACGCGCTCTAGCTCTTCCGCTGCATCAATGGGTACGCCCAGGCGGGTTGCCACAAAAGCAATGATCGCCACGGCGCTTTCCTGGGAAAGCAGGCCCTGGGTAACGGCAGAGCCCGCGCCTATGATGACCTGCTGCAAGGCTGCCGCATAAGATGAAGTGTCTTTGGTGGCTATTTCCGGGAACTCGGCATGTACTTCATAGTCCGGGTCGGTAAAGTCAAAGCCTTCTCCAAAGACAGCTTGCAGGCGCATGTTGACTTGATACTGGCCCACCATTTCCAGAATGTGTTTCCACACCTGTTGCCGCATGGCCATGACCTTTTCCGTAGTTTCGTCCATGCTGCTGGCGGTGTTGCGGTTCACATCGCCGCCCCCGCCGTACCAGTGCTCTGGAATGGACACGCCACCCAGGATGTGGTTACGGAAAAGCCGGGATGCTTCCGCGCTGTTGCCCGCCTGTATGTCCGGCGCTACCGCCTTCCATTCTTCGGCGTCGTTATGCACCCGCACGCCGCCGCCGGTGGGGACTTCTATTTCAGCGGCACGCGCCTTCACCGTTTCTTCCGTGGCTCCCTTCAGGGTCACATCCCATATAAAGGACCGCAGCAAATCCCAACGCTCGGCCTCGCCGTAAAGGGCCTGATCGTACACGTCCAGCCAGTCAATCACCGGCAAAAGATCGGAATGCCCCCGCGTGGCGCTGGAAAGATCGTTGACCACAAAAAAGAAACAGTCGCCGTCAGTAAACGTTTTGCGTATTCCCTGCGTGCGTGCAGTAAACACGCTTTCAGGGCCGCCGGTGATCACCCTGTAACGCTTGGTACGCCCCCGTTTATCCTGCCGGACTACGATGCCTATGGGCTGCTCTGCATTGTCCGGGTCTGTGACCACCTTTTCAATCTGCGCCGGGTCAAGATAGCCAAGGCGCATGTGCCCTGTGATGCTGTTGACGAATACCGGCCAGCATTGCTCGCCCATGATCGCAAGCTCACGCACCTTTTTGGGCAGCTTCATGCTCATGCGGTTGATAGGGTCACGCCAGAAGGCATCAAGCCATTCCTGGGCCTCCGGGTCGGCAACCTTCAAGGCAACGCCTTCCGCCAACAGGTAGGCCACAGGCAATTCGATCAGGCGGTTCGCCAGGGGGTTTGTCTTCCACAAATGGACGGCAAGCTCACGCTGGCGCTCGTGGGTAATAGGGGTGAGATCGCGCCCGGCGTCACCGGACAGCTTGCGCCAGCCAGCTTCTGAAGCGTCAATGCTCACGCCCCCGGTAGCGTGGCTTTCACGAAAAACGCCGCGCACGGCATTGACTATGCGAGAAAAGAAGTTCATGCGTGGAGTCTCCCGGCCCGACCAAACATCCGGGGACGGTGCCCCCTGGCTCTTTGGTTTTCGTTGTTTACTGAAGCACCGGCGGGCGGCGCGGTGCTCATGTCCGCACCGGCAATGCCCAGGAAACTAGCCCACGCTCTATCCGCGTGGCCCTCGCCGTCCTGATCCGCTACCAGCCGGGGCGCTCCTGTGGGGCCTATGACTTTTTTGATCTTGTGCAGGTCCGCCCGCAGCACGGCATTACCGGCGGGGATGCGCACCCGCTTTTCCTCAAAGGCTTGCCGGGCTACCGTGGCGATAGTCAGGGGCCGGGCTCCGGCCATGATCACGCCCTCCACATGAGCGGCCCCGTAAAGGCGCTGCATGTCTTCCACCGGCTTTTCACCCATGCCGGTTTGGTCCATGACCAGCCGGGTCATATGGTAAACGCCATGCAGCCGGGCGATCTCCTGATCCTGCTCAGCAAAGGATGCATTGCGCAGCTCGGAAATTTCCCGCGTCCACAACACGTCCCCCACCAGCTCCCACACCCAGCACACCCACAAGTGCCGACGCCGGGCAATGTCGTTACCGAAGAAGCACAGCCCGCCCTGGTACAGCTCCGGCAGCCCGGCTTCCGGGTGTTCACAGCCCGCTATCACCTCATAGCCAAGCCACGCGCTGGCGGCCTCGGCCCACTTCAATTCAAATTCCTGCTGCCATATATCCTCATCGCCCAGGGCGACCCGCAGATCGTCAATGTTGCGTTCAAGGCCGTCGGCAACTGCTTGGTAAATATCCACGGTATGGCGCGACCACTGGCTGTCCTTGCCGGTCATCAGCTCATAAAACTTGTTGCCCTTGCCGTTTGGCGTGCTGGTAATGCGCAGCTTCAGGCCCGGCTTGGAGATCACCGGAAAGAGAGCGGCCCATATGGCGCGGCTGTCCTGGTGAAAGGCGAACTCATCAAGAAAGACATTGGCGGAAAAGCCCCGCGCCGTGTCGGCATTGGCGGGCAGCGCCGTAACCACGCTGCCGCCCCTGGTTGCTATTTCCAGGGCCGCAACCCGCGTGCCGTCTGAAAGGGGAAATTCGTATTCAAGCTCTTCATAGGCCGCGCCCAACGCCCGCAAGTGCAGCTTTACGCCTTCGTTCATAGCCTCCTTGGCCTGCCGTTCCCCACGGGAAAGGATCACCCAGCGCACCCGGCGGCCTGTGGCCTCGGCTTCCAGCACGTCTTCGGCTATTTCAAGGGTAGTGGAAAAAGTTTTGCCGGTCTGGCGGGCAAACATGCCGATCTTGAAGCGGGCTTTATCGTCCACCCAGCGGCGCTGATAGGGCAGCAGGATACCCACGGCTATGCCTCGCCCCGGTAAATGGCCTTTACCCTTTCCAGGGCTTGCAGCGGAGTCAGGGCCTTGTCTTTGGCTTCCCCGGCGGCATCGGCCAGAGCGGCTTCCATGCGTCTCTCCGCCTCTATGGCCGCTTCCTTGCGGGCTTCCTCTTTCACCCTGGCAAGAAACTCCACATCTGTTTTGGCGGCGCGGGTTATGTGATCAAGAGCCTTGGAAAGCCACATGGCCTCTTGCGGGCTGAAGCTGTCGCCGTCTTCGCCCAGGGATTTTTCAAACACCTTGAACAAAACCGTGTGCATCATCTGCATATTCAGGCGGGCGGTCTTGCTTTCCGGCGCATCCCCAAAACGGCGCACCAAGGCGTCAGCAAGAACGCGGCTTTGCTCCATTGTGGCAGCCACAGCGTCTATCTTTTTTGTCCAGTCGCCCAAGGTGGCACGCGGCACGGTAATATCAAGGGCTTTCAGGGCGGCCACTATTTCATCAATAGTGCGCCCCTGCTCTCGCAGGCTGCCTATCAAGTCCCGCACTTCCGGCGGCAATTTTTTAAACCCTGACACGCGGGGCATGGTTAAAACCCCGGCAGCGGCTTCTTGACGCCGGGGATCTCGGCGCGGCCCTGGGCCACGTCCAAGCCGCGGGCTGTCAAACGGGCAATACTCACGCCGTCCAGAACTTCCACGGCCAGCAGTCCTTGCTCTGCCAGCCAGGAAAGCTCAGAGCGAACAACATCAAGGCTTGCTCGGTGCCCAGAACTGGGCAGGGCTGTGTGTAAAACAAAATGATTCGCCTCATAGACGGGCGATTTTTCAAGCCAGTGCAGGATAGCCCAGCGGCGATCCTCGCTCAGTAATTCGGCAAAAGTTTTTTTCACTATCCAGACCCCCTCAAGGCGTGTTCAAGAAGCAGCATCATTTGCCGCTCGGCGCTTTTCATGGAATCACGCGCCGCCGTCATTTCAGCCGAAAGGCCCCGCATTTCTCCCCGCGCTCTCTCAAGCTCAACAGTGAGATCATGTATGCCCTGCACTGTGGGCAAAGCCTTGATAGCGGCCTCCACGCTATCCATCCTGTGTTTCAGCGTGTTCACGTCTGTTTCAACAGAACCGATGCGTTTACCTTTTTTCTCTTGGTATTCCGTAAGTTTTTCAGCAGGCACAAACTGTTTTTTCAAAGACCACAGCACCCACCCCCACACGCCTTGCACGGCAAGAAAGGCAATGAGGATTCCCCAGCGTAGTAAAAACTCGTTCATGTTTTTTTCTGCTCCTCACCAGCCCAGGGCAAGCTCATTCCACAGGCCCAGGCGCTCAGACAGATTGCGGCAATACGCGCCGTAATCCCTGGAGTGGGCCAGCAAGTCAGCTAGCGTCACGGGTTGTTCTGGTAATACCCCGCCTCCAGGGGCGGGGGCGCTTCCGGCACCGTGCGCAGCACTTGCGGCACCACCGGGCTTGTTCTGACTTCCGGCACCGGCGGCTGGGCCGTATAGGGCCTCGTTGTACAGGCGCACAAACTCAGGACTAAAAGCAGCATTATTATTGCGCGTGGCATCGGCTATTCTCCTGGTAAAATCCCGGCGCTCGGCGGCCAGGGCGTCTTCAGCACGCAAGAGCGTTTTCGTCAGAGCGTCAGCCCTGGCCTGTTCTTCTTGCAGCCGCTCTCTGGCTTCCCGCTCCTTGGCGGCATACTCGGCCCAGCGCTTCGAGTTGATGTCACTGTGCTCACGCTTCAGGGCTTCCAGGGCTGCCTTGCCCTCGGCCTCGGCCTTGCCGTATCCGGCGTGGTAAACACCGCGCACGGCGAAAGTGAGCGCAAACCCGATTACAAAAAATAAAAGAGCGGTCCTTAGCAGGCTCATCGCTGAGCATCCTTGTCACGATCAGCCCGGAGCGCCGGTATTCCCCGCTCACACAGGCGGCGTTCGTCCGCCCGGCGGCGCACAAGCCCCGGCAGCACCCGACCCCCGCCCCGGTTCCACATTTCGATTGCCGCGCAAGCCCCGGCATAATCCCCGGCGTTATACCGGCGGACCACGGTTGAACGGCAAAAAGCTCCCGTGCCGATGTTGTAGGCAAGGGAGACAAAGGCGGTTGTCATTTCCGGGGAAGCATCAACACCCGGCGCACAATCCAGCACGGGCTTGGCGTGGGCTATGAGCTGCCGCTCAAGAGAACGCAGACACTCTTCCCGTGAGTATTTAGCGCCCGGAACTGCCATTGCCGGGTCCGTGTCGCCGTAACAGACGGTCCAGACGTTCCCTGGGCATTTGTATGTAGTAAGCACCTCGCCTTCATGAAGAGGGACGAAAGCAAACAACAGGGCAGCCGCTGCCGCGCCAACAAGGGCAACAAGACCGCCGCCAACACCAATGTCTTTTTTTGTGAACTCCGGCATAGTGCCTCCAGGCAAAACAAAAAGGGGCAATGTAGCTGAACACTACATTGCCCCTTTACCCGGTGGCATATGGAAGGGCTTCCATACTATGTATCAAACAAACTCAACTGCTGTGCATCGTTACGCATATCCCGCGCAACCTCTGTGACCCAGCGCACGGTAGTATCCGCGCTTAATGCCGTTTCTCTAAACGATACTCCCTCTTTAAGCAACTGCCGTATTTTTACTTTCTTGTGCTTTGCCGCCGCGTATTTGGGCACGGTCAGCCAGTCCCCGCCGTACACTTTCGCCAAGCGCTGCAAGGCAGGCAGCCCTATGATCATTGCCAACTTGTGACCGTTTTGCGGCTCTTTGGGCACATAGGAAGGCACGCCGCCGACATGTTGCGCCAGTAACAGCGCCAACTCCGGCCCTATCACTTCCGCAATGTCAATGAGGCCCTGGGGCCAGTCGGCAGGGTAGCGCGTCTTCATTCCGTCCGCCTGCCTTTGCGCTTGGCGTCCCGGTACAAGGCGGCAATAACAGCGCGGAGATTTTCCGGCATGGCTTTTTCCCAATCATCCACAACGCCGCCGGACTGGCGCTTGAGTATGCCAAGAGCATAATTCCAGGTGATATACCGGCCTTCTGCCGCTCCCTTCTCTGAAAGCAAAGCGCTTATTTTTTCCATAAGATAGGTGCGGCCAAGGCCGGAAGGGTCGCTGTAAAGCAAGGCAGGGGCATCATGCCCGGCCAGCGGGCGCGTGATTTTTTGTTTGCCGCGCTTCACTTTGCTCTTGCCCCGGCGCTTGCTCTTTGAGTCTTCAAACTCAAGCATTTGCAGGTGCAGCAAGAGTTCGTGCAGTTGCCCGTTGCTAAGCTTGGTGGAACTGTCCACACCCCAATGCTCACGCATGATGAAGCGGTATACATCCTCATCAAAGCCCGGCAGCTTGGCGTACAGCTCTTTCAGGCGTATCTGCACCTTGATGATCATGGCCCGCCGGTGGGCTCCTTCTTTGTCAACAAGAGGCTGCTCAACAGCAGGCGCGGCAGCCTGGGCGGCTTCTTGCTTGCCAGCCACGCCGCCAAAGGGAATGACCTTTGCCTTGCGGCCAGTGGGGACAGCGGACGCGGCAGCCTGGGCGACCTTCTCTTGCTGTTCCGCCACGGAAGCCCGCAGGATATTGAGCGGCCCATAGAGAAAATCAGTGGGTCTATCGTCCCAGGTCTTACCTTCCCCGCAGGCAAAGGCTGTTACCTGTTCCCAGGTCATACCGCAGGCCGAAGCCAGCAGCCGTAATTCAGCCAGGATGCTTTCCCGTTTCTGCATGGCAGGAGTGATAAAGCGTAGAACTTGAGCCATAACTACCCCCTCACCAGTGACAGATCCGCAGCCGGAATAAAGAGTTTTACTGTGAGTAAAATCGTGTGCGTTTTTGTGCGTGAATTTGCCATTTACTGTCCGCATTGCTTTTGCTGCTGCCGCTGGGCCGCTTCGTTAAGGGCGGCAACCATTACCTTGGCCATGCTAAGGGTCTTTTCTATCGCACGGGCTTGGCGCATGTAGCAGACCACAGTGTTGTCCTGGCTATCCTGGATTTTTATGATCGCTCCGTTTTCGACAACGGCAAAACGTGGTTCTGACATACGGTTTCCACCTTTGGCTGTGCTCATCAGTGCCGGGTCGCCACGCCCGGCAGATCGGCCACACGGGCCGGTTTCGCGTAGATTAACGTCTTTACTGTTGCCGCTTCGCTTCATTGACCGCTACTTTCAACCTTGCAAAACCTACCCCTGCCTTTGTAAGTTCCGCATCATGAAAGAACATGCGATAATTGTTTAGGACTCCAAACTCGGAACGAGTAAGCAGGGCCAGGTTTTCCAAGGAAAAGTTTTCATAGTCCCTGTCTATAAAGATAACGACGCACCCCGGAGGCACAGGGCCGTATGCCTCCTCCCACAGCAAAACATGCTTGGGCTTCCAGATGTTTGGCTCGGCTATCTTGACAAAGAGCCTCTTTACGCCCCTTCCACCGGGACTCCGCCACCGTTCGCTACCAACAGAAAAGCATCCCCAATACTTGGGTCCATTGCGCGTGGGGGAGGAAGGCAGCCCGTTGTAGAGCTTTCTATGCTGGCATGCCCACTTAATCTGCCCGCTGCTGATATTCTCGCCAAAGTGCGCGTTGAACTCTTCCGCAAGCTCTTGATAGCTGCGCCCTTTGACGTGCGCCGCAAGCCAAGCGACTTGTTCGACGCCCCAAGTTTTTGCAACGCGGGGACGCATTGCTACACCTCCAACATGGGCGGCAGATGCGTATTCCCTGAAAAGCTCACGCTCGTTGCGTACTGCCTTGCCCGCAAGCACAAAGCCGCATTTGCGATTATCTCCCGTGAAATTTCCGTCACAGCCTGCGCTCGGCTCAACTCTTCCGTGAGATCGTCGCCGGTGATAGACTTGTCGCGCACGCGCTCCATAAGGTGGTTGTGAAGATCCGACATTTTGTTTTTCATGGTTCACTCCTTGGTGTTAGCTGCTCATCAGTGCCGGGCCGCCACGCCCGGCAGACCGGCCACACGGGCCGGTTTCGCTCTCAAAGCCAGAAATACCACCAAGAAAGCAAACACCCAGGACGCGGCGATGAGCAGTCCCCCGGCGCGGTATTCTCCGAAGATAAGGCAGACTATCCCGGCCCAGGCAATGGGTGCCGCCGACAGCGAAAATGACAGGGGCAATCACGCCTCACTCCCCACGGTTTCTTCTTTCAGCTCGTAGTAAAAACCATCGTCCTTTTGCAGCTTCACGCCCACGGTTTCCAGTTCCTCAGGCTTCAGACCGCGCAAGGCATCCTTGTCCACCTCTTCCTTGGTGCGCACACAGCCCAGGGCGCTTTCCTTCAAGGCTTTCAGCACGCGCTCCCAGGTCCACTTCCGATTCAAAAGCACGGCCTTGGTGGACGCACGGAAGCCGATTTCACCAAAGGCCAGCGCCCGGCTTTTGATCTTGGCAAACAGGGTGTCTTTGTTGGCTTCACCAAAACGGGCCAGGGCTTGTTCCAGCGCTTCCACTTCCTGGCTGAGCGGGGCAATTTCCGCCGCCGCCTTCACCTTCAAAGCGTCAACGCCTTCATTAAGGCCAGCTTTGATCAATTCGATATTCCGCTTACGGGCGGCTATGTCCGCCAGTATCGCGTCCGCTTCTTCCAGGGTGCTTACCGTGGGCAGGCTCACTGCCACCTTAACGCGCTTGGCCATGTTCACTTCCTTTGCTTTCTGAATGTTCCAGGTTGATGTATGCCGCGCCTTCCAAGGCCGCCACACGCTCGGCTTCAGCTTCTATGCTGTCCAGCCTGGGCACGGTAAGCGGGGGCAGCGCCGCGCCCAGGGGCGCAAGTATTTTGCGTAGGGCATCAACTTCACGCTGTATTTTTTCAGCAATCATTACATGTGCTCCTTTCCTTCAAAGAATTCACAGCCGTCACGGCAGGCGCGGAACAACTGCACGCTCAAAGGGTTAACGGTCACAAGGGGCTTGGCCTGTTCCCGCTGGCAATCCGGCCTGCCGATTACGCCCAGGACCGGACACGCCACGATTGTCATCATGAGGGCTGAAAACCGCACCCGCTCTTCCATTTCCACGTGTGACCGTGGGGCGTATTTATTGTTGATCAGCAGATTGATGACCGCCGGGGAAACCCCCAACAAGGCCGCAACCTTGCGTTGACTGGAACGATCACAGGTTTTTGCCAGAGTATCTATCCAGTCCGGCATGTGTGGCCCCCAAGCGTCCAGCGCCTTTTCCATAGCGGAGGGCTTCGCCCCCCGCGCCCCCTGGGGCAGCGGCGCGGCAGAGCCGCGCACGCTTCCCTTCCACGTCCGACCGGCGCTCATTCGTCATCCCGTCCTTCAGCGGCGGACTGGTAAACTACAGCGCCCAAGTTTGGATCAAACAGCACCCTGACGCGCAATATCTGCGGAGCCTTTGCGCCGGTTAACCTGGCCGGTATGAAGTGGTACACGCCCGCACCACCGTCAAGATAACCGCCACGCACAAGCCACTTACAGTAAGAGTGGGCTGCGTCGAATGCCACCGGCGCTCCCGGCAGGCTGGCCGCGTTTACCAGCTCGCCCACAGTAAACACTTTAAGAATCGGCATGACATTCCACATGCGAGTTCTGCCGCTGGCGGGCAGCACGGTTCCGTCCTTACGCACGCGGGGCGCATCAACGCCGGTATCACGCGCCAGCGTATATTCCACCTTGGCAAATCGCTTGGCATCGTCTGGTCTGCGCACATGGCCGGAAGCTGTCAGACCGCGCGCATAGTCTTTCACCTGGTGTTCTTTGCACCCGGTCAAATGGGCAATGCGCTCCAGGGTAAAGGTCTTCTCTTGCCGCATGGCCGCCCATATCTTTTCCCGGTCAGTAGGGGCCGGGGTTGCCAAAGCTAGAGCGGGAGCCTTTTTATTTTTGCGGACCGTCATATGGGCACCCGCCGCGCCGGGGCTTCGCCGGTGTACAGGGGGCGATCACCCCAGGCTGCCGCGTCCATTTCCTCCCTGCCCCCCTTCAGTGCTACGTCCTTGATCAGCTCAAGATTTACGCAGATGCGGCGGGCGGAACCTCGCGCCTGCTCATGCACCAGGGCAAGAAGATCGTCCGCAATGGAGACTTCCTTGGCGTACAGGCCCCGCAAAGCCTTGGCGTCATCAAAGCTGGCCGGTTGCGCTGGAACAAAATCCAGTACGCGCCCGTGGAAACGCTCGTAACGCTTCAGCTTGATAGGCAGGTTTTCTTCCCCTATCAGCATGATTGCGGCTTGCGAGGCCTCGTACAGATCGCGTACAATCTCTATCTGCCCCCGGTCCACGAGATAGTCCGCTTCGTCAATAATGAGCGCCCGTTTGGACAACACAAGCTGTGTGGCGATCTGTTCGCTCATTTCATAGATGGTTTTGGCCGGACTGATCCCCATAGCCTTCAATATGGACAGGTGCGTCGCCTTGCGCGTCCAGCTTGATTGCGCCTGCACGTAGTACGCGCCGGTCTGCGTTACCGTAACGGCAGCGGCTGTGGACTTGCCAAAGCCCGACGGACCGTAAAAAACCACCATGCCCGGCAAGGGACGCGGCCTGCTCTCGGCCTTTTTCAACGCCCCTATGCACAGCGCCACATTGGCAAGCAGGGCCCTTCCGGCCATATTGACGTTATTTGCGCTTTGTGCCATTCTGAATCCTCCTTAAGTAGAGCCGCGTTGCGGCAGGTTTACGGCCCGCTGTTGCTTCAGATCAGCGGGCTTTGTTTTTAGGCCGCGTGCAGCCACTCTTCAGGCACTGCCAGGCCGTGGATCTCACAGTAGGCTTGGCCGTTGTATGACCTGTAAAAACTGACAAACCAGCGCTGCTCATCGGCATCCAGCCTTTCACCGGCAGCCTTGCGGTCATACAGGGACCGCCAATCCGTTAATTGCTGTGAGGGATTGTCTGATGGCACAAAACCCGTGGGCTGTAGCGGCGCAAGCAGCTTCAGACCTTCCTCATAGACGGCGTGTTGCTCCGGCGCTGCCGCGCCAAAATCCCCCGTGCGGGCACGAGCGGCCTGAACCAGGGCGGGGTTGGTGTAAGGCACAGCCTCCTGTAAGGGGGCAGGCGCGGCCTTGGCGGCCTTGCGTTTGGCCGCTTCAATAATTTCATTGCCAATGTCCCGCACGTCTACCCGCTTGGCAGTCTTGCGCCACTCCTTCTTTTCAGCGGCAAGATCAGCCTTGCGCTTGCGTTCAGCGGCTATGGCCGCATTGCGCACGTCTTCACGTGAATATCCAAAGAGCCTGGGGCTTTCAGCTTTGCCCAGGTACTCGCTGGTTTCCGGGGCAAACATCAACACGCGGCCCGGAGTTACATCAAAACGCACCAGAACCTCGCGGCCCAGAAGAGCGGATATGTCCGTGCTTATGTAGTTGTCGGTGAACTTCGGACCCCAGATGTCCGTGGCAATGCGCAACCCCTTCTTGCCGACAGTCCGCAGACCGTTCTTGCCGGGCACCGGCAAGAGCAACACGTCCAGGGCGCGTTCATCGGGAATGTACCGGACGCTTTCAGCGCTGGCGGCGGCCTTCTCGTTGGGCGTCATGCCGCCCAGACTGCTGTGCGGATCGTTGCCGTACACGTACTCTGCCCAGTCGTCGCAAATCTTCTGCAACTCTTCCGAACTGAGGTTAAGCCGCACTTCTTCACCCGGCTTCATCAGTTTGTCATACATGCGCTTGGCAAATCTTTTGCGGGATTCAATAGCCTTGCGCTCGGCCACGTTGTGCCCGATATATCCGGGCAACAGTTCAACGTGCGAATGCAGAAAGGTTTTAAAGGCCCGTTCCACAAAAGGCTTTTTTTCAGGCGAATAGGGCGGACACAGCTCATGGTAAATGCCCAGTGTGGCGCATACCCGCTGCATATGGGCGCTGGTATATTCCTTGCCGTTATCTGTTTTCCAGGTAGTAGGCAGGCCGAATTTCAGAATGCCCTTGCGCATGCAGCCTGACACGGCGGCGGAAGAAGAGGTGCGGGACACATGAAAGCTCAGGCGGCGGGTAAACACATCAATGGTCAAAACCAGATCATACCGCCCGTCATTCAGCATGAGGTCACACCGCGTACTGTCTGACTGCCATTCCTGATTCGGGTATGTAATGTGCGCCGATGCGTCGCCAAGAGACATCTTGTATTTGCTGCGGGCCGCATCCGGGTTTGTGTGGCTGAGGAAAAGCTGGGCATTGTTCTCTACCCAGCGCTTGCGCCACGCCTGGATACGGCGAAGGGAAGGCAGCTTTATTGATGGATCTGGCGTGCTGCCGTTCGGCCCGAAACGGGCGATAAAGGCCCGCTCTATTGCAACGGCGGACGTGTGCGGAAATTCCCAAAGCATGCTAAGGGCGAGTTCGCGCAGCTCAGGCGTATTATCTATGATGTTTTGCGGATCGCGTTTATCGTACAGCTTCGCCAGACCCCGCACGCCTTCTTTGTCCATGCGCTTTTTCCAGGAGTCCAGCCCGCCCCGGCTTAAGGTGCGCAGGGTAGCCAAAACCCAGGCAGGAATAAGAGGCGAACGGGCCTTGAACATACGGGCCAGATCAAACATGATGTTTGAAATAGGCTCCCCTGTATCCTTGTGTTTGCCCGTTACATAATTGACGCACCACGCCTTGGCTTCCGACTTGGTCCGGCCATGCTCCGGTATGCCGTGCAGGGAATGGCACTGGTCTTTTTGGGTCTTGGTGTTTACCGGATCGGAAATCTGTTTACTGGTAAGCTCGGTAGCCCGTTCGGCGGTCAGGGCGCTGGCGATCTGCGCTCGTGTGCCCTTTGGCATGGAACTGGTAAGCCACAGCTTGCCGCCGCCTTTACCAGGGCGTTTTTCAAAAGCCCAGTTTTCACGGGCGGCGCGGTCGAGCACGGCTTGTTTGGTAATACGAAGGAGCCGGGCCGCTTCTTTTGAAGAGATGAGGTTGTGCATTACATCCCCCCTCAACTTGCTTGCTGCTGGCTGAGTGTGCGGCGCGGGTCAAAAAGCAGGGCGGGGTCTATCCCTATAGCAAGAAGTGCGTCGAGCACACGGGGGCTGTGCCTTGTCCCGTAGATAACGCTGGAAATATTCTGTTTACTGCAACCGAGCTGCTGAGCAAGCATGGTCAGGGTTACATTGCGCTTTCTCAGTTCGTGCCGAATAATGAGCGCAACGTCCGCCCGCTGTGCGCCAAAAGCCCTACGGTGTGCCCGTTCTTTATGTGACACCCTCATGATAGCTTGGCCTCCAGTTTTCTTTTCTGCTCTTTTGCCTTCTTCAGGGCGTCACAGGTTTTGCCATAAGCAAGGAACGGCATATCTTCAGCCGGAATCAGCACCAGCCGGAACGGTTTCCATAGATGTTCAAGGGGGGTATAGTTTTGCGTGGCTTGGCAAAAGCAGAGGATGGCATCCATCGTGGGGGCGTGGCTGGACGCGCCGGACTGGAGCCACTTATCCAGTTGATCCTTTGTTATGCTCTTGCCGCCGCCACTTGTCAGTGCAATGTTTTCCAGCCGGGCCACCTCGTTGATCGCGTCAACCAGCACCTTGCGGCCCTCTGGATATTCACCCGCCACTCGCGCCATAGCAGCCCGCACGGCGGGCATAACCCCGGCAAGGCCGACAGTTGCGCCTTGCGTGGCGGGTAAATCCAAAAGGGAAAGCTGGGGCATAGCTAGTCCCCACCTACACAAACAGCGGCAACAGGTTCCCGCCGTTATCTTCATAGATATAGTCAAAGGTTTCTTGGCCGTCGGTAGCGACAACAGCCCGCTCAAACAGGGCGGCCATTTCATAACTATTTAGAATGTAATATTTGAGGTAGGTGTTGATGTCGGAGAGAATTTCATAGGCCACAATCCTTTCAGCGCTCCGCGCAAAGTATTTTTTACGCAGACCCCAAAACAGATTGTCCAACTGTCTTTGTGTAGCCATATCCGCCTCCGTCCATTTTGGGGGCCAGGGGCCGGTAGCTCGTCCATAAAAAACCCGCTCCGGCCCGTTGACCCCTACTCACAAGGCGGCTAAAGTCATGTTGCGTGACAAAACTCAGGCCGCTTGCAGCCTATTTAGCCCAATACTGGTTAATGTGTCAAGCAATTTTGGCTTGACAGTTCCGTTTCGGCTTGAATATTGCGCATGCTCATACATTTCAACGTGTTGCGCGTGTCGCCTGCTTGACGGTTAAACTTGACTGTTTATGCGTGAGCAGGTGCCTTGTGGAAACATTGGGACAACGACTAAAGCATGTAAGGCAGAGCCTTTCACAGCAAGCCGTAGCTGACAAGCTAGGTATCCCTCAAACAACGTGGGGAAACTATGAGCGTGACCGCTGTCAGCCAGATTTGGCGCTTCTCGACAAAGTGTGCGCTGTTTTTGCTGTAAAGGCAGAATGGTTGCTCTTTGGGCGAGGGCCTGTGCATGATGTAGAAAAGGTGAATATTGTCCGCGCCACTACAGGCGGCTCTTTCCCTTTGCGCTGTGGCGAGCCTCCAACTAGGGTTGATCTGAAGCCGGAATATCAAGCGGAGCTAGACCGTATTGCGGCCTTGGAAGCCCGTGTGGTTGAGCTTGAAAAAGAAAGAGATGAAGCTAGGGCAGCGGAATCAAAAGCAAAGGATGAAGTCATAAAGGCATATAAATTGGTGGTCGAAGCCATGCGCCCGGCCTCTGCTGTGCCGCTACCCGTAGTGAATGATGAAGACGAAAAACCACAACAGAGCATGACAGCGCAAAAGCTTGCAGGGTGCTTTAATCAAAAGCCTTTTCCCCCCGGTGAACAACCGCAAACCGAGAAGTGACGCGCATTTTTACCAAAAAAATATCCCCGTGCTTGCCGCCTGTAAACAGCAAGCGCGGGGTTTTTCTGTTCAGATTCGGGCCAGAGCACACGCCAGAAAGTTAGGTGTCGTTTTCAAAAACTTCCGCAACGTTTTCATTTTGGTCAGGCGCTCCGGGAAAGTGTTGCCAGAGACGCACCTCATCCGTTTAAATCCGACAAAGCTGGCACTATATCCGGGTTCAAGTTCTGCCAATACTAGGTGTCGCTGTATACCCGCACCGTCTGGTGCAGCTTGTAGGCCAGATATTGCGGTACGCTATCGCCACAGGCCGAGCCAAGCACAATATCGCGGCGGACTTGCGCGGAGCCTTGAAGCCCAGGCGTGGACAGCGCCGGGCCACCATCACCGACCCGGAAAAGATAGGGCCGCTTCTGAGGGCCATAGACGGCTACTCC